ATGCTTCCAATTTTTTCATCTCCTGCCCCGTAAATGAGTGCATAGATGAAAGTTTTTGCCTCATCTCTTGATTTAAGTCCAGCAAACTGTTGGTTAGCTGTGTGAATGTCTCCGTTGATAATTTCATTTATATAATCCTCGTCAGCCATATAGTGTGCTAACAATCTAAGTTCTAAACCACTTGCATCTATACCTACAAGCTTGTACCCTTTTGGTACAATCCAACAAGACCTACACTCTTTACCATAAGGACTATAAACAGCAGGTACTTGTGCCATATTAGGACCTCTGTGAGCCATACGACCTGTGATAGCACCGGTACATATAACAGAACCATGAACTCTACCATCATCTGCTACTGCATCTATCCATGAGTGAACTTGTGCTAATCTTTTTTGATATAAAAGAAAGTCTGCTATTAACCTTGCTTCTTTTATGTGAGTAATTTTCTTAAGTGTGTTCTCGTCTACAATCGCTTGCCCTGTTGGTGTAAACTTAATAGGTTTCCAACCTAACTCTAGTAGTCTTTCTCCTATTTGTTTCCTTGAACCTAGATTAAACTCTTGTAAAGTTTTTCTCATGAAAGGTTTGTTTGGCAAACGTCCCTCTATTATATCTAAATATTCTTGTCCTGTCAACCCTTGTTTAGAAAGTTTACCATCTTTCTTTAACTTAGGATTAACTTTTTTAGTCTCTATCCAAATAGGTTTGAATGTTTCGTGAACTTTTGTTTCTGTTTGGTGTAACTTAAAGCTAAGTTCTGATGCTAAAAAGATAGCTTCTTCATCATTAAATAAGAAACCATTTTGTTTTTGTTCTTCTAGAATATGTGTAACTTTATGTTCTAAGTTTATACACTCTTTTGAAAACCCAATACTTTGTTTCTTTAAATAATTAAATAATTTATAATTTATATCTACATCTCTTTCACAATAAGTTAACATCTTTTTTGTAAAGGAAGACCATTCGGGTGAGTCTAACTTAGGTAGCCCTAATTTTGGACCCCACTTAGCTATACTATGTCCACCCTCTCTTGTAGGGTTAAGTAGTCTAGATAAAACAAGAGTATCTATTACTTTATCAGGGTCATAAAGGTCTACACCCATTAACTTTTTAATTACAGGTATGTCGTAGCCAAGTATGTTATGACCTATAAGTCTATCTGCTTGCTGTAAGAATTTAATTCCTTCATCAAGTGTATCTTCGTAGAAATGATAGAACTTTCCATGTTCGTCTTGAGCTACGAGACACCATATAACTGTAGGTTTTAAACCGTCTGTTTCTATGTCAAATACTAATTCCATGTTGTCTCCTAAAAAGGTATGATATCTTCGTCTTTAGAGTTTAATATTTCTAAATCCTCGTACTCTGATAACCTGCCTGTTTCTTTATTGTATACTAATGAACACGCCATCCCTACATCTCCTGTATATCTTGACTTAAGTATACGTAGTTTTGTTGTTCGTGCTTCTAAATCATCTTCTGATTGTTGGTTTCTTTCTAAAGCTATAACACAATCTGATAGTTGAGCAATACTATTTGAGCCACGAAGATGTGATAAACTTACACTCACTCCGTTCTCATGTCCCTTGTTACCTTCTATTCTTCTAAGGTGAGACACTAATATTATACCTGCTCCTGTTTCTTCTACCATACTGCGAAGTCTGTGCATAATACTGTCAATAGCTTTACGTTCATCACCATCAAGCATAGAACTTACTAACATATGTAGATGGTCAACGACTACCCACTTACAATCACAACCAACAATAAGATATCTAAGCTTTGCAAAGATAGCATCTATATTGTTAGCTCCAAAGTGAGCATGTATAAAGACCCTGTCTTCTGCAAAAAGCCTGTCAAACATAGTAGTTAAATTCTTTTCTGGGTAAGTATCACGAACAGTATCAATAAACAATTTATCATTTGCTTCTATAGAAAGTATACCATCTACTGTACGTTTCCAGTCTTCTTCTAAAGCAATGATACCTACGTTGTCGTTTGTTTCTTTGATAAGCCAATGCTCTAGCTCTCTAGTAATACTAGATTTACCAAGACCTGTGCCACCTGTAAGAGTTACTAACTCACCTGCTCTAAGACCGAGTAGCTTTTTATTTAAACCTTCCCAAGGATATTGTACGCTTTGTTTACGTTCTCTATTAAGAAACTCTTTTTGTTTCTCGGATACCCTAATGATACCTGTTGGAGTGTAGACTTGTGCATCCCACCAAGACCTTGTAAAGTCTGCATGTTTACCTTGACTAAGCATATCGTTGGGGTCTTTGTACCCATTAGGAAGTGTTACTATCTTAGCTTTACCCGGTTTTATAATACTCGCAACCTGTTGGGCTGCTTCGATACCTGCTTTATCTTTGTCAAAACAAATGACAACATTGTCAAAACTTTCTACATATTCAAGGCTTTCTTTAACATCTTTAACAGCAGCAGCTGCACCACGTTTGATAGAAACTACTGCCCATTTACTACCTAGTAATTCATAAGCAGCCATAGCATCACACTCTCCCTCTACAAGTGTTAAGTATTTGCCACCCTCTTTGAAAAGGTGTTGACCAAACAGTCCAGAGTTTTGTATTGAGCCGTCAAAAGAAAACTTCTTGTCTCTAACGTATCTAATTTTAGTAGCACACTGCTCATTGTTAATGTAAAAAGGATATAGATGTTGAGCTAATTGCCCTGACGCATCATAAACTACCTTGACACCATACTTTTCTGCTGTTTCTTTACATATATTTCTATCAGTAAGCTTTGCATAGATACCACCATGAGCATTGAGTTGCTTGTTAGCTATAGGTGTAGGTTGTTTTATATATTTTTCCATTGATGTTACGTTGCCCTCATAGTTAGAATAGAATTTGTCACAGCTAAAACATTTTGCAGAACCATCAGCGTTGACTGATACTGCATCTTTGCTACCACATTCGTGACAAGGAACATGATATTTTATAAACGTGCTTTGTTGCATAAGTTACCCTCTTGTAAATAGAAAAGCCACCCTGAATAGAGTGGCTTTATGGAGATATGAAAAGTTAATTAGTCTTCTTCGCTAGAAGTATCTTCATCAACTGTTTCTTCTTCAGACTCTACCACTGCTTCAGGAGCATCCTTCAAGAGGGTTTCAAGATTACCCCTATGTGTAGCACCAGCAAAGTTTAAAGCTTCTGTAATGACTTCAATCTGTGAGACTTTGCTAATCATAACACTAGCATTGGCTCTCATGCCATCATCTTTAATAGTATTTACATCATAAGATATAATACCTTCGTCATTTGTAATCGTAATAATCATATTAAAATTCCTCCCCGTCTCCAAACGGGTTTAATTCAGCACCATCTTGAGTTTTTAGTGCTACTAAATCAATAACTTGCATAGCTTGGAAGTCCAAACCTTTAAAGCTACCATATTTATTGTCGGTTTCCCACTCATTGTATTGCACTTTAACATGAGAGCCATTACCTACTACGTCATCCATAGTATTCTTCTCTTTATCAAAAAGTTTAGGTGCATTTCTCACCATACCACTTGGTCCATTTACTTTTCTTTTTATTGTTAAGGCTCTACCAACAGGTGATTGCCCACCATTATCATCTTTAACAGACAAGTCTTTTATCTTGAAGCCACGAGCCTCAAAACTATTTGCAACCTCATCATCTACTACTAAATCAACTGTATACACAGGCTCAAACGTAGTGTTTGGTGTAGTTACTGAAGCCCAGTAGGCTTTTCCTTCTAATACTGCCATAATATTCCTCCTTTGGATTGGCGTTTTAATATGAGCATTGTAACAGAAATGTTACCCCATGTCAAGCAAAATCGTATCCATAAATGATTTATTTTTATTTAATAATCTTATTTTAAACGATTGTTTTTTTGTAAACAAAGTTTCATAATCTATTTTATTATCATTTGTAGAATTAAATTGCATAACATAAGCACTAAACTTTCTGTATTGCTCGGTGTTTAAATCAACATAGTCTTCCATGCTATTCAATAGTTTCAGTTTCCATTTGCTGTTCCATAACTTCTTTTTTAAGGTCGGCTTGGGCAGGAATAGGTGCTTCATCTATGTATTGGTTTTCCATACGTTGATACTCTATCTCATATAAAGCTTGTTGTCTCATCTCTAAGTTATCTATAGCTGTATTGTTTTGATTTACTTTATCTATTAAATCAAAACCTACTACTGTAGTTACTATTATCCACATTACAATTACTACGTAATTAAATATTGTTTTAGTCATCTTTTTCTCCTTGTATTTTCATACAAATTAAGTTTATTACCACGCTGTAAACTCCATATAAGGAGTTTCAAAGTGTGTTTTAGGAAGCCATTGTACCACATCTTTAACCATTTGTAAAGTTAAAGTTGTACTTATAGTTTCCCCTTCATCATCATGCCCCAACACTAAAGCTTTACCTGCATAGTTTGCACCAATCTCTACCATTCTAAAGTATCTTTGGTTGTCTACTAGTAAACCTTCATCATCTATATATAAATCATTTTCATAATTGAACATAGCACAATCAAAAGTTCTACAATCTATAAAGTTATAAATTTCTTTGTAGTCTCCTGAGTATTCTATTTCTTTTATTGTTTCATCAAATGGATTTATTAATATTCCTTTCATTCTGCTACCTCTACTTCTGATGCTGTATAAGCATACACTTGTCTGTCATCACAAAACTCAGGTCTTTCAGCATATTCTGCTATATTAAAAGCTTCTTCTTTAGAGTTTGCTTCTACTGTTACTGTGTAATATTCTTTTACTTCGACTCCTACGACATATGTTTTCTTCATTTCTTTCTCCTTTTTTGTGATACATTTTACAGCATCTTTGTTTGTTTGTCAAGCTCTATTAACTTACGCATAGCTACACCCACCATGAAAGCTGTATCATCTAAGCCTTCTGATGTGTATTTATATTTATCTATGTGTTTATATAAATCGTCTTCGACCATTTGTAAATCTTCTATTATTTCTTTAATCATCATCTACCTCCTTTAATTTATTCTGTTACTTACCTCATTAATTTCTTCTACATGCCTCA